TAAATAATTGTTCGTGTTGGTCCATAATTTCTTTATCAGAGTCCTGCATGTCATCCATTTGATCTTGTAGTTTTTCAACATATCTTTCAAGTTTATGTACTTTATCTTGTTGTACAGCTTGAATAGTAGATAATTCAAATGTTCTAGATAGACTCCAACCAGCTAGTGCTAGCAAGATTCCAACTAACATTGTCATTAATTTCTCAATCATACTTTACTTCGTTTTCGTAAGATATATCATGCCCATGGTCTTTTTCATAGGTGTAAGTTCGCTTGCATTTACAGCCTTCACAGGCACATAGGTCACCATCATAGTGGTGTGAGTGTAATTCTTCGTCGCAATGGCATTTACAATGACATTTTTGACACTTACTCATTACATTACTCCAACTATTTGTCTACATGATGGACACGATTTTTTATATCTTGAGTGTGTTCCACAGTGGTCTAATACAATTTCTTCTTTTTTACCTGATGGTAAAGCAGAAGCTAACCAATTTAATGTTTTAGTAAAAGGCCAACAAATAATTTTAATTAATCTTCTAATCATTTTTTTTCTCCTCGATTTCGTAAAAGAATTTATCCGTATCTTCAGTTCTCCACTTACGAGTGTCTTCTACATTCCACTCTGAAGTCTGAACTTTCCAGTCAGGAATTTCATCCTTAACTGTGAATGATGGGATATCCCATATTAATCTATTGTTTGGCTGAGCCGCATAATTGCCATCGTCTAATGCAAGTATGTGTGCACACTTATGTTCGTGTGGAATTTCAGAATGATCTGTGTCGACTATATTACTCTCTGGATGTGCCCAGTCAACTGTAAAAAGGTATGCACCATGATACCATTTTTTATCTTTACCAATATATTTTCCGGATTGTCCGTCTAAGATATCGTAAGAAGTAATAGCAGGATAATAACTAAAACAATTCCAAAGCTCCAACTCGTCAAGTCTACGTTTAGGTATTTCTTTGACATCAAAGCCTCTTTGAATGAAGGCCGAAATAGGCAAACGATAGAACACAGCACCGTTCTCCATAATAGCATGAAAGAGGATAGGACGTCCTGTAATAGACGCCATCCCGAAGATAATACAATCTTCAGCTTCTCCATGATGTTTTTTAAGGTCATAGAGATACTCTCTCCTGATCTGTGCATAAATCACAGGTGTGTTTGCATTCAGATAAGCCATTAGAACACATTAGAATATAATTGCGCCTACAACTAATCCAGCTACAAAACAAATGATTTCTCTTCTGTTATGTAATTGCCAAACCATAAATTGGTCTACATATTTTTTTATCATATTTCCTCCGTTAGTGTATGTCACCCCAGTTTTTACCGGACTCGTAGTCTACCTTGTTTGGTATCTCTAAGTCAACTGCTGATTCCATAACTTCTTTTATACGTTGTGCTTGTTTATCACTTTCCACAGAAATATCCAGTTCATCATGAATTTGTATATGTGGAATAATTTTTTCTTTATATAGTTCTAACATAGACTTTTTAGTCATGTCCGCAGCAGATCCTTGTATTAATTTATTTAAAGCTTTGTAGGTATAGGCTCTTCTAATACCTGGACCATGTTCTTGTACTGCTTGTTCAAATGGTAATGCCTTATGCATACCAAAACTATTTGGTTCCCATAGATGGAATCTACATAATCTTCCACCTAAAGTTCTAATCTGTCCTCTATGTTGTGCTCTATTAGACACTGATTTCATTAGAGTTTTAACAAATGGAACTCTACTGTGATAAATAGAAAAAAGTTCTTCTGCTTTTTCTTTACTGACCCCTAGTTCAGCTTGAAGTTTGGCTTTACCCATTCCATAAAATAATCCTAGGTTAATTGTTTTAGCTTGTGTTCTTGGTATCTGCGCCATGTTTGCAACAATAGTATGAAAGTCTGCATCACCTTCGTTGTATGCATTCTTAACATTAAAGACGCTTGCGTCTTGATCCAGGGATGCGTAGTGAACTACCAATCTTGGTTCTTGTTGATTGTAGTCAAAGCACCCCCACTCGCAACCAGACTCGGGTATAAAGAGGGATCGGATCAAAGGACCTAAGTCTTTATTACGAGCGGGAATTTGTTGTAGATTGGGATTAGAATAACTGAATCTTCCAGTTACAGTTCCCCCACTATCAGATCTAATTTGATTTATATCTGCGTGGATTCTACCTTTGTGTTCGTATTTAATAATTGTATCTATGAATGTCGTATGTGCCTTGTTTATTTCTCTAGCTTTTGCTATACATTGCACTAATGGATGTTCATGTGATGAAAGAAAATTTTTAGTAAATGATGGAGAATTTGTTTTTTCGGTTCGCTCATATGGTAGGGACAGTTTTTGAAAAACTTTCTCGATACTGCGTGCTGCCCATATTTGAACATCTACTTGTGTTTCTTTTTCTATCTTTTGTAATAATTCTTTTTCTTGTGCAGCTAGTTGTGTCTTCAATTTGTGAGCTCCTTCTACGTCTACACGAACTCCTAAGAATCGCATATCGACGAGGCAAGGAAATAAGTCTGTCTCTAATTCAAAAATAGCTCCTAGATCCTGGTCGCTTATTTCTTTTTGCATGACTCTCCATAACGCTAACGTTATTTCTGCATCACGTTCCGCATAATTACCGACATACATTGCTGGTAACTTCCACATATCTGCTTTAGGATCAATACCCCACTCTTTTGCTGCTGCAACTAATTCTGATTCATTTTTTCCACGACCAACATAGTCCCAACCAAGTGATCCAAGATCAAATCTAAATCTGTTTTCATTGACGAGTGATGCTGCAATCATCGTGTCATAAATGTTTCCGTTTATTTTTATTCCCATCGCACGAATCCAACACACATCATACATTGCATTGTGAAAAACTTTATCT